CTGTAAACGTAGACAATCGCTTAGAAGGAAATGACTAATGTCATTCAATCTTACGTCACCCATAACGGGCGGCGCTCAGACAGGGTTTACGTCTCCGACGTACACTCTCGCCACGGATACTGCCCCCACTAATACCGGGAAGCAGTATGCTGTGTCCGCCATTGGCGGTACACAGACCGGAGTCGACTCGTCGTCTTCTCCGAGCCGTCCCTTCACCATTACGCTTCAGCGTCCTCCGGTTCTCCGGAGTCTGCCGTCGCTTAATGGTGCTACGGGGGTTCTACCTTCTGTACCTAGGAACACGTACAAGATTCTGGCGCGCAAAGGCGTCACCGTCTTGGCTGGCCAGGCACCTCAAGTCATGAACTTGACGGTTACCCTGGACATCCCTGCCGGTGCCGACGTTGTCGACGCTCCGAATGTACGTGCTGGTCTGAGCCTTTTGATCGGAGCGCTTAACAGCATCTCCGCGTCAATCGGTGATACCTGTGCCACTGGAGTGATCTAGTTCATCATGAACTCTTTCCTCACGTGGCTCAAGTCACACAGCACAGCCATCCTTGCTACACTCGCTGTCGTACAGGGAATCTCTCCGCTTGGTAAAGCGGTCGGATCGGTCCTGTCCGCCATCGTTGTAGCTTCTACTGCGGCGTAACCGAGAGGTTACTAACCGTGGATAGAAAGATACAGTTTGGGAGAACAACATGGGCGCATGTCCTGATGCTCTTTACAATGCCGTTTATTCTGATGTTTCCGGAGAACTTCCAAGTGGACCCTTGTCCACTGGATATTTTCCGGGATGTACTTATCGTCAGTTTGCATCCACTGCATTGCTAACTTCTGTTATTAGGAAACTAATTCCAAAAGATAGCCGTGAGGCGGATGCAGCTGCTTTAAGTGCATTTACATCGGCTAACAACCGCTGTAAAACATGGAGGAACATCCTTAGCTGCGAGCATGATTCGGTTGTAGACGGAGAAATCCGTCGAATTCTCGACTCATTCTTTCATCCTAATGGTGATCTCTTGGTCGGTTCCCTCTTCGACTTACTGTCTGAAGGGAGACCCGGTCCAGGGTCTAGTGTAGGGTCTGATGGAACTTCGTTATATACGAAATTTTTCAGCTCTAAACTAGCCACCACATCCGAATACCTATACCAAGCGTATAGGAACTATGTACGCTGGATACCCAGCTTTTCCGATGCGGAATGCCAACGCTACGAAGAGTTCGGTCCTCCACGCATAGTTAGCGGTAGTAGGTGTCGCTTCGTTCCAAAAACAGCACGCGTTAGTCGGATGATTTGTGTTGAGCCTTCGCTGAATATGTATTATCAGCTTGGCTTAGCAACACTCCTCGAGAGGCGGCTTAAGTCATACTTTCGTATTGACCTAAAGTCTCAGCCCGAGGTAAACATCCGTATGGCTCAGATTGGAAGCAAGAGTGGGGTTTACTCCACTATTGACCTTTCATCTGCTTCTGATTCCATCAGCCTACAGCTATGCGAGACCTTCCTGCCGAGGTGGTTCTTTGAACTCCTTGTACAGCTAAGATCGCGTACGACCGAGATTGATGGTCAGAGAGTGCCATTATTTATGATATCTACAATGGGGAATGGTTTTACATTCCCCTTGCAGACAATCATATT